AGTCAAGAAAGACTTTAAAATCAAATTTAATCGGCAATCAGAACGATTATTTACTAGCTGCTTGATAGCTAGTTGAGGTTTCTCCGGAGTTCTTTATCACCCAATACTCCGGATTTTCTTTTATATACATAATACCATGAGTATAAGTTTAACACCGTTAGCTACTGAAAAATTAACTTCAGCACTACAAGATCGAAAGCTTAGGGTATTAGTAAAAACTACAGGCTGTTCAGGCCTAGCCTACCATTTAGAATTTGCAGATAAAATAGAAGCAGATGACTATGCATTTTATCCAAATGGTATTCCAGTTGTTGTAGATCCTAAGTCTCTTGCATACGTTGACGGTTGCGAGATAGACTATAAGTACGAAGGTCTAAATGAAGGATTTGAATTTTATAACCCTAAAGAAAAAGCCAGATGTGGCTGTGGAGAATCATTTACTGTATGAAAAAATCTGTATTTAAAGTAAACACAAAAGGACATATGGACAAAGATTTATTCTTTGACCAAGGTGTTGACATAGCACGGTATGATGTAGTTAAATACCCACCACTCCAAAAGCTATATGAAAAGATGTTATCATTTTATTGGACTCCTGATGAGATCGATGTCACAAAAGACAAGATTGATTTTAGTAAGCTAACAAAGAATGAGCAACATATATTTACATCCAATCTCAAAAGACAAATCTTATTAGACTCAGTACAGGGCAGATCACCTGACTTGGCTTTATTGCCACTTGCAAGTAATCCTGAACTTGAGTTACTCATTGAGACATGGGCATTCTTTGAGACTATTCATTCGAGATCATATACTCACGTGATCAGAAACGTGTATCCTAATCCTTCGAAGGTCTTCGATGAGATTACTTCGATACCAGCAATCTCCGAGTGTGGTAATGCAATCTCAGAACATTATGACAACCTGATCAATTATAAGGGTCCTCACGGTAGCTATAAGCATAAAAAGCTGTTATATCTATGTTTGGTTTCTATATACATATTAGAAGGAATACGGTTTTATGTGAGCTTCGCATGTTCATGGGCTTTCGCAGAGCTTAAGCAAATGGAAGGTAATGCAAAGATTATTAAATTAATTGCAAGAGATGAGAACTTACATCTTGCAGCTTCGTTAAATATTATACGTACTCTCTTAAAAGAAGATGAGGATTATGTGAAGATTAAAGAAGAAACTGATGGTCAAGTTCATCAACTATTTGAAGATGCATTAGTACAAGAAGAGGAATGGTGTGATTACCTATTTGGTAACGGTTCAATGATTGGATTAAACGCTGACCTCTTGAAAGAATATGTACGTTGGATTGGTGCAAAGAGAATTAAGAGTTTAAATTATTCTGTACCATTTTCAGTACATCAGCATAACCCACTTCCATGGACAGAGAAATGGATTAGTGGCGGAGCAGTACAAGTTGCTCCACAAGAAACAGAAATCACATCGTATGTGCTCGGTGGAGTTACACATGATGTCAATAAAAAATCATTCGAGGGATTAAGCTTATGAGTTTAGCAGTAGTATGGAGTAAAAACGGTTGTGTATATTGCACAAAAGCAAAAGACTTTTTAAATAAAAAAGGAATTAATGTAGAAGAGAGAAATGTTGAATCAGGTGAATGGACACTGAGAGAATTACAAGAAGCAGTTCCAGGAGCAAGAGCATTTCCACAAATCTTTATTGATGGCAAATATATTGGTGGCTACGATAAGATGATGTCACATGTTCAAATGGGAGAATTAAGTTTATGATATGCCATGAATGCAATAGTCCAGACTTTGACGTTACTGTTAAAGAAGAATTAGGTTATGACAATAATCCTATAGATCTTGGATTGGAAGTGACGCACTGCCCTTTTTGCGGTGCTAATTTAGAATGGGCCCAACGCGGAGGTTATGATGCATCAGAATACGATCACGATGAAGAACGAATGGACGTATAATGGACAAAGATTTACGACTGCTGACATTGGCGATTGGTACGGGTTTGTTTATCGTATCACTAATCTCACTAATGGGATGGACTATATTGGGAGAAAGTATTTTAAAACCGTAAGGAAGTTAAATCCATTAAAAGGATTTAAAAGAAAACGTAAGGTCTCAAAAGAAACTGATTGGCAAGATTATTGGGGTTCAAGTAATAGATTGACCGAAGATATAGAGAAGTTAGGTAAAGAGAACTTTAAACGTGAGATCATTTGTTTGTGTAAGACTCGAGGTGATACAAACTATATGGAAGCGAAGATCCAATTTGATGAGAATGTGTTATTGAATGAGAATAATTATAACGGTATTATTGCTGTAAAGATTGGTGTAGGATCAGTAAAAAATTTAGCTGAAGACTATGTACAAAGCAATAAAAACATGTTATAATATACTTTAAATAATGAATATAGGTAAATTATGGTACTAGTAGACTTTAATGGTTTAGCAATCGGGTCCATCATGGGTCAGTTAAATCGTGGCGAAGAACTCAGTGAAAACTTAGTTAAACACATCATTCTGAATAATCTCAGGATATATCGTAACAAATACAAAGAAGCAGATCATGGTAAAATGGTGATCGCGTGTGATAGTTACTCTTGGCGTAAGGATGTATTCCCGGAGTATAAGGCTGCACGTAAAGCTAATCGTGAATCAGATAAACATGATTGGAAAGAGATCTTTGATTTAATTGAATCTACTCTCAATGACTTACGTGAGAACTTCCCTTATGCTGTTATCAAGATCGATAGTGCAGAAGCTGATGATATTATTGGTGCATTAACTGTACATAAATCTGATTTTGGTGGTGAGGATGTAGTTATTATATCTGCTGATAAAGACTTTATTCAGTTACAACAATACGGTAATGTCACAGAACAATGGTCACCACTATTTAATAAAATGGTTAAAGATGACAATCCTCGTAAATACTTATTCGAACACTTACTCAAAGGTGATTCTGGTGATGGTGTGCCAAATGCTAATTCTCACGATAATGTATTTACTACAGGTTCAAGACAAACACCTATGACACAAAAACAGATAGACAAATACTGGGATAATCGTGATGATCTTGAAATGATTATGAAGCCTAATGTCTATCGTAACTTTATGCGTAATGTACAAATGATTGACTTGACTAATACTCCAGATGGTATTCGTGAAGCAGCTATAAATATGTACGAGAATTACACATATCCACCGCGTGGTAATATACTCACGTACTTAATAGAACACCGCATGAAAATGCTTATTGATAATGCATCAGAGTTTTGAGCGAAGACGAACTAAGACAATTCATGGAGTATTTTAAAGATGAGTTGCCTGATCCAGAGCATCATCCTCTTAAAGTAATGTGGTTATATAGATGGTGGAAAAGCATTGTTATAAGGAATAGAAATGCCGACATATAAATTCAAAAACAAAACAACTGGTGTTGAGTGGGATAAATTTATGAAAATATCTGAGCTTGACGATTATGTAAAAGAGAATGATTGCTCTATTGTAATTGGAGTACCTACTACAATATCAGGTCGTAAATCTTTATGGTCACAGACAGACGATGGTTTCAAAGATCGTATGAAAGAGATTGAGAAAAATGCAGGAAGAATGGGTTTAAAACAAACCGACTACGATAGATAATGTTTAAACATGAACCCATTGATTTAGGTTATAATGACCTAACTACTACAAACAAAGGTGGTAGAAAATATCAAACACCGAATGGTGATTACCCTTCTATAACAACTATACTTGGTAACCTAAGTAAGAAAGCTATTATGGAATGGAGAGAACGTGTAGGTGAAGAAGAAGCCAATCGTATATCTAGACAAGCTGCCGGTAGAGGTACAGCAGTTCACCAAGTCTGTGAAGATTATGTGAACAATAAACCTGATTATGACAAAGATTTAATGCCTAATATCTTGCATGACTTTAAGAGAATTAAGAATATATTAGACACAAGAATAGGTACAGTATACGGACAGGAATTGCCATTGTATTCTGATCATTTAGGAGTTGCAGGTCGAGTTGACTGTGTAGCAGAATTCGATGGTAAACTGTCTATTATAGACTATAAGACAAGTCGTAAGACAAAGAAAAAGGAATGGATCCATTCTTATTTCATGCAAGAATGCTTTTATGCTATTGCATGGGAAGAGAGAACTGGTATTCCTATCACACAATTAGTAACAATTATCTCTGTGGATGACGCAGAACCGCAAGTATTCATTGAACATCGTGACAACTGGGATAAGGAACTCGTGCAGGTCATACACCAGTACACTTAAACTGGCACACCAATTCGCCGCATCTGGACCAGTAACTTTTTACACAAGCCCTCGTTTTTATGATATAATATAACTATATTAAACAATAAGGATAGACAATGAAAGTAGGAAATAGATCAAAAGTTGGAAATAGAGAACAAAGAATGCAAGCTCGTTTTGAGAAGTTAGTAGCTAAAGTTGGTGAACTTGAGAAAGAAAACGCTAGCCTTAGATTTCAAGTTAAATCTAACAAAGAGGCTTTTGATTGGGCAAGATGCCAAGCTCACTTAAATAGACTTGTTGATGCTAATAAAGATCTTAAAGCAGATCTTGCTAGGCAAAAAGAGCAACTTGAAAAATCAAACAAAATGCATGATCTTAGAGAGAATTCTTTTTCATAATAAGCACACTATTTCTGTGACTATAAAGTTACACAAGCTATTCAAACTGTGATATAATATTACTATATTAAATAATAAAGGAGTCAAATATGACATCAGCACAAATACTAGAAAAATACGCATCACCTTCAAGCGAAGCTTCTTTCGCTAAAGGTATCCCAATGAAATATCTTAAACTTATGCAATCATCATTGCTATATTATGATAGCTTAGATGGTGTTAAAGGTTTTAGATGGGTGTTTAGAGGTAAGTCTAAGCCTGGTTTTAAAAGACCACAAGCTTGGTGCCCTAAAGCTCATGCAGATACTTTTGCAATTTACGAAAGGAGTTTATAATGGGACGTTCAAAAGAACTACAAGATTTTATCGATGCTAACCCTGATAAGTTCAGGGTTGTATCACCAGAGGAGACTGCCAAGACTTTGAAAAAGCAAAGCGGCGGTTATTTTAAAGGACAATCAGTAATGGGTCCATCTAAGAAGAAAGGAAAATCATCATGAATATGAAAGAGCATAACGAAAATATGGAATCAATTAGATCATCTTACGACAGCATTATGAAGAGTGGTTACTCTATCATGGGTTGTATGATTCTTTGGATTGGAATTGAAATTGGGATGATGCTATAATGTGGGTTAAAGAATCAAAGCGTAAGACAATTGATAAGTTAGATGGTATTCGTTTACGATCAGCTAGACTATGGTTAGACAAAGATGGATTCCATCCTTTCCTAGATCAAGATGATCTAACTAAACCTGACTTACAAAAGTCTATGGGATGTGCATATGCCGATCTTCCAAAGGAAGCATGGGATACTATGGACAGATATGATGAAGCATTAGCCAAAGGGAGTATATATGCCACGTGAGATAAAAGATAAAGTAATATTAACTGACTGCGATGGAGTTCTATTAGATTGGGAATTTCACTTTTATCGCTGG